TAATTTTACAGCAGGAACAGGAACTGTGACTGTACCAGCAGGAGCAGTATTTATTAGAGCGGTGCAGGTTTACACTGCAACTGGATCTACTTATACTGGTGCTAATACTTATTTAGAAAAAAAAGATTTAACATATTTAGAAGAATATATTTCAGCAACCACATCTACTGGCACACCAAAATATTATGCTATGCTAGACACTGGAGCAACAGGAGAAAGCTCATCAAACTCTGGATCTATAATTGTATCACCAACACCAAGTGATACATTTGCATATAAAATACACTATAATGCTGTGCCAAGTATATTTGAAAATACTGACACTAATTACATTAGTATGAATTTTCCTAACGGTTTATTATATGCTTGTTTAGCAGAAGCGTATGCTTTTTTAAAAGGACCAATGGACATGTTACAATTATACGACGCAAAATATAAAGAAGAAGCTCAAAAATTTGCGTTAGAACAAACAGGTAGAAGACGAAGAGACGATTACACAGATGGTACAATTAGAACAAAAATTGACTCTGCAACACCGTAAAAATAAATGGAAATTAATTAAGAAAAGAGTATAAGAAATTATGGCATCAACGTTTACAGATCTTGGTATAGAAAAAATGGCAACTGGCGAAAACGCCGGTACATGGGGAGATAAAACTAATACCAATTTAGAAATAGTAGAAAAAGCAATTGCTGGTTATGTAGAGCAAGCAGTAACTAGTGGTGGAACAACAGCATTAACTATTACAGATGGGGACTCTACAGAATCTACATCAGTAGCACGTCACGCAGTTATAAAATTAACAGGTACAATAACAGGTAACTCTATTGTAACTGTACCAGATTCAATTGAAAAAGTTTATATTGTAACTAATGGCACATCAGGTGCTTACACTGTACAATTTAAAACAGCATCAGGAACAGGTATTACTTTTGGTGTATCAGAAAAAACTACACGATTAGTTTACTCTGATGGAACAAATCTTGTAGATGCAGGATTTGGTGGATCTCTTGACATTGAAGGTAGAGAATTAGTTTTAGATGCTGATGGTGATACAACTATTACAGCAGATACAGATGATCAAATAGATATTAAAATAGCAGGCGCTGATGATTTTCAATTTACAGCAAATACTTTTACAGCACAATCAGGTAGTAGTATTGTTGTTCCAGAAAGTGGACTTACTTTTGGAAGCACGGCAATTACATCAACAGCAGCAGAATTAAATTTATTAGACGGAGTTTCTGGATTAGTACAATCAGACTTTACAAAACTAGCGGCAGTTGATTCAACAGCAGCAGAATTAAATATTGTTGATGGTGGTACGTCAGCTACTTCAACAACAGTTGCAGATGCAGATAGAGTTGTATTAAATGATAATGGTACAATGGTACAAGTTGCAGTTACGGATTTAGCTGCATATTTTGATGATGAAATTACAGCAATGCCTAATCTTACATCTGTTGGAACACTTACAACTTTAACAGTTGATAGTATAATTATTAATGGAACTAACATAGGTCATACGTCTGATGCAGATGCTTTAGCTATTGACTCAAGTGGTAATGTAACAGCTTCACAAAATTTAGTTGTAACTGGAGATCTTACAGTATCTGGTGATGATATTACTATGGGTACAAACACTGCAGGTAATTTATTAATTGCAGATGGTACAAATTTTAATTCAGTAGCTGCAGGTAGTTTATCTGAAATATCTACAGTTGCAAATGATGATGTTTTTATAGCAGTAGATACTTCAGGTGGTGGACTTAAAAAGATTGCAAGATCAACAATTGTGGCAGGACTAGCTACATCAGGTGCAATATCAAATTTAGTAGAAGACACATCACCTCAACTTGGTGGTGATTTAGATACTAACTCTGCAAACATTTTAATTGATGATGCACATTTTATTGCAGATGAAAATGGTAACGAACAAATTATATTTCAAACAACAAGTTCAGCAGTTAATCAATTTGATGTAACAAATGCTGCAACAGGTAATCCACCATCAATAAAAGCTACTGGTGGTGATTCTAATATTGATTTTAATATAAGTGCAAAAGGCACAGGGCATGTAACTGTTTTAGGTGATACAAATTCAGGTGCTATACAATTTAATTGTGAACAGAACAGCCACGGGCAAATATTAAAAGCACAGCCACACTCAGCAAGTGTTACAAATGTAATGTTGTTACCAGACGGTGCTGACTCAACTTTAGTATCTCTTGTGGCAACACAAACTTTAACAAACAAAACCTTAACTACACCAGTTATTGCAGAAATAGACTCTGGTTCTACAATTACACTTGATGCAACTACAGATATTATTCTTGATGCAGATGGTGCAGATATAATTTTTAAAGATGGTGGTACATCAATTGCTACTTTTACAAACAGTTCTACTGATTTTATTATTGAGTCTGCAACATCAAACAAAGATATAATATTTAAAGTTAACGATGGTGGTTCTTCAACTGAGGTTGCAAGATTTGATGGAGATGTTTCTGCATTATTAATGGCTTCAGGAAAAGAATTACAATTTGCGGATTCTGGAGAAAAAATTTCTGGTGATGGAACAGATTTAACAGTAAACTCATCTAATGATTTACATTTAACAGCTACAACAGATATTAATATACCAGCTAATGTTGGTTTGACATTTGGTGATGATGGCGAAAAAATCGAGGGTGATGGAACTAATTTAACAATTACATCTACAGGTTATTTCTTACTTGATGTTACAGGAAATATTTTATTAGATAGTGCATCTAATGGTTTTGTAGCTATTAGAGATAATGGAACATCTTATATTGAATTATCTGAAAATTCAGGCACAGGAATTCTTAAAACAGCTGTTAGTGATGGCGATTTTGTTATTAAAGGTAATGATGGTGGATCAGAAATTACAGCTTTAACTTTAGATATGTCAGATGCTGGAGCAGCAACTTTTAATGACAAAGTTACAATAGGTGATGGTAAGTTAGTTTTAAACTCAACAGCAGTTACATCTACAGCAGCAGAACTTAATTTATTAGATGGTGTTTCAGGATTAGTTCAAGCAGACTTAACAAAATTAGCAGCTGTAGATTCTACAGCAGCAGAGCTTAATATTGTAGATGGTGGAACATCAGCTACATCTACGACTTTAGTTGATGCCGATAGATTCGTGGTTAATGATAATGGAACTATGGTCCAAGTTGCAGCATCAGATTTAATAACATATGTAAACGCTAATTCTAGCGCTGCATCAACAGGAAAAGCTATTGCAATGGCACTAGTTTTTGGATAAAAGGAATAGATTATGGCAATACCTAATATAGTAAACGTAGCAACAATTCACGCAGAAACGATTCTTGGTGATTTAGGAACAACTTTAACAACAACTTTGTTAACTGGTGAAGCTGAACATGTATACAAAATAAATGTATTTAGAGTTACTAACGTAACAGACAATGATGCAACAGTTACAATTGATATTGAAAAAGGTGGCACACATAAAAAAATAGCAAATGAAATTACAGTTCCTGCAAACTCTGCAGTAGACATTATTGACAAAACCAATTCATTTTATTTAGAAGAAACCGATCTTATTAGAGGTGGTGCTTCAGCAGCTTCAACTTTAGAATTTGTAACATCATACGAAGCATTAGCAGATTAAGAGGACTAACCTATGGGCACTAGTTATCCTGACAGAACCAATGCCAGAGGGATCTGGAAATTATCTGATATTACCAAAAATATTCTTGGAGAAGGAACTTATCCTAGAGGTGTAACTAGAGGAATGTTTGCAGGTGGAACTACTGGTTCTGCAGTAAATAAAATAGATTTAATAACTGTTGAAACATCTGGTAATGCTACAGATTTTGGAGATTTAGCAACTATAGTTAAAAAAGGAACAGAAGGCACATGTTCTTCTTTTACTAGAGGTATTATGGCAGGGGGAAATACCCCAGATTATCTTACTACAATACAATATTTTGATATGACATCTTCAGCAACAAATGCTGCAGATTTTGGAGATTTAACTGTTGCTGGTGCACATTTACCTGCAAGTTCAAATGATGTAAAAGCTGTCATGGGACCAAGAAGACAAAGTAATGGTGATCCTAATAACACACTAGATCAAATTACAACAGCTACTCTAGGTAATGCAACAGATTTCGGTGATGCAACTGCAGCAAGAAGAAATGGATGTGGTGCAGGAAACTCAACAAGAGGTTTACAATTTGGTGGAGAAGAATCAGGAGGGCAAGTAAATAAAATAGAATTTATAGAATTTGCAAATGCATCTAATGCAACTGATTTTGGAGATCTTTCTTCTGTAACTGCTGACATGTGTGCTTCTTCTAATAAAACTAGAGCAGTTATTATGGGAGGTTCAACACCTAATGAAGCGGCTAAAGTAGATACTATTCAAATTGGAAGTTTAGGTAATTCATCAGATTTTGGAGATTTAACATCAGTTAGATCTAGTCATTCAGGTTTAGGTAATCTTTTAGTTGCTATATCAGCAGGTGGATGGAGTGGTTCAGGTTATTTAAATATAATTGAAAGCCGTAGTATTATTACTGCAGGAAATTTTTCAGACTTTGGTGATTTAACTGTTGCTGTAACAGGTCAAAGTCCAATTTCAAGTGGACATGGAGGACTTGCAGAAAATTTTCCAAGAGCCCCAGAACTTTATTCACCAACAGGTAAAGTTGTACCAAGAGGTCTTGGTGCTGGTGATATAGGAATATTTTCTGGTGGTAAATTAAATCCAGCAGGAACAGTTAGAAATGATATTCAATTTGTTCAAATATCTACGACAGGTAATAGTCAAATTTTTGGAGATTTAACGGCTTCTAAATATGGAGCTGGTGGAGGTGCTTCTTCAACAAGAGGTTTATTTATGGGAGGATTTGTAGATCCTGCTACATCTCAAACAGCAACAGATTATTTTGAGTTTTCAACAAAAGGTAATGCAGCTTCTTTTGGAACTTTAACAGCAGCAAGAGCTTTTTCAAGTGGTTGTAGTAATTCAACTAGATCTTTAATGATGGGTGGTTCTGGTCCTTCACCAGGATTTGCAAGATCAAATGTAGTAGATTATTTTACAATTGCAAGTATTGGTAATGCTTCAGATTTTGGAGATTTAAGTGCAGCAAGATCTGCTTCAGGAGCGACTGCTAATTCAACAAGAGCCCTTGTTGGTAGTGGTAATGTTCCAGGAAGTGATGTAAATATAATAGAATATTTTACAATAGGTTCTACTGGTAATGCTACTGATTTTGGTGATATGACTGCAAGATCATACCCATCTGGATTAGCCTCATCTACAAGAGGAGTATTTGCAGGTGGTTATTCTAATGATTCTAGTGCTAATATAAATGTAATTGATTATGTAACTATAGGCTCTACAGGAGATTCTACAGACTTTGGAGATTTAACCGTTGCAAGATCACAGTCTTATGGAGGTTTATCAAATAATATAAGAGGAGTATTTGTACCAGGAACAAATCCTGATAATTCGACAATAGATTACATAACAATAGCTTCAACTGGTAATGCTACAGATTTTGGAGATCCAGTTTTGACTGGTGGAGATTTTACTTCAGGTTCTAACGGACACGGTGGACTTTAATAATATTTTATAATATACTACATATATGAAAGAAATATTTTTCCTTAACGGATTACCAAGAGCAGGAAACACAGTGTTTGGTTCTATTATGAATCAAAACCCTAATGTTGCAGCAACAGCAAATAGTATTTGCGCTGATATGATGGGTGAATTGTTTATACTTAAACACACAGATATATTTAAAAATTATCCTGATCACAAGTCATTTGATAATGTAGCAAAAACTGTGTTTGAAAATTATTATAAAGATTGGAAACAAGATTATATAATAGACAGAGCACCT